AATAATAAATTAATGTATATATAATGAATGATACATTTTGGGTATACAATCCTTTGATATTGATAAATAGTAAAAATGCAAAAGAGATATTTCCTTTAAATGATATGACAGAAAATCAAAAATTAAATGCATTAACCAGAATGATAATACTTTTATCTATATTAAATTACATAGTTACAAAATCTATATATGCAATAATATCGGGTATAATATCAATAGTACTAATAGCAGGTTATCATAAAAAGACTGAAGGTTTTGAAAATAATGAAACAAATACAATAATTGGTGAATCACCTTATATTAATAGTAATGAAGTAAATTGTTTTCCGACAAAACCAACAAAAGATAATCCTATGATGAATGTTATGTTGACAGACATTAAAAATAATCCTACAAGATGTTCAGCAGAAGCGAGTTATGATAGAAATGTTCAAGAACAGATTAATAATGCTACTAAAAGTAATGCAATAGCAAATGTACAAGATGAACGATTATTTAAAAGTACAGATGATGAGATGCAATTTGATTATTCTATGAGAAACTTTTATACTACACCAAATACAGAAATACCAAATGCTCAAACTAAATTTGCAGAGTGGTGTTATGGAGATATGACATCAAGAAAGGATGGTACAAATTTAGAACAAAATTTAATTTAATTATGAATTAAATAAAATATATTTTAAATATATATATGTTTATGGAGAATTCAGGAGCAGGAGATTTTTTAAATAATCAAGGTCGTATAGGTGAAGATGAATTAGGCTTAAGTCAAACAAATTTGCAGAATGCAGAAGTTAATAGTTACATGCTAAAAAACTTTTATTTACAAGATTGTGGAATGAAAAAGCCTATTGAATTAGCTACTAGCCAACCAAGTATATTTTATAGTGGAAGCAGTGGTTTGGGTTTAGGTGGATGCAATGTTGATGATAGTTCAAAATTACTGCTTGGTGCTACTCAAACAAATCCTAAATGCAGAGTATCATTAGTTGAAAGACCATATAAAACAATACCATATTTAGGAAAAGGACCAAGTAATAGTATGTTAGAATCTGAATTAAGACAGGGTATTACAATGACAAATCGTAAAAGTGTTTTAAATACATCAGAAGAGTCATATATTCCTTACAAAAACTATCCTGTAGTTAGTTCGATAGAAAATGGAGCTAATAATCCAGTAAATAATGTAAGTTGTTTAAGCAAAGCTAATTCATCTTATGATGTAAGTGCACCAAGAACACATAATCCTACTGAAGAATCAGTAGACAAAAACTGGATAAGAGGTGGCCTTTCATCTAGAGACTTAACAAGAAAAACAATAAATTAGTTTTAATAAAAATATTTTATTAGCATTTTTATTAAATGGAATTTTACAATGAGAATTATGTATGTAAATATATGGTAAGTGAAAGTACAGAAGAGTATCAAAAAGATTTATTAAATATATTAAATATAAGTGTAGATCTTGATAATTTAGAAAATCTAACAAACAGAATTACAGAAATATATCATGAAGTAAATGATGAAGACTTTATAGAACTATATAAAAAATGTAGAGATAATACGATTTTTTTACATGATAGCGATGATGAAATGTGTTTTCTTTTTTTATTTGGATATGATACATTATTTACAATGCATAAATTATTATCTTACTACAAAAAGCATAAGAAAATAAACCAGGACATAAAAAACGAGTTGATTGATAAAGTTAGCGGGATTTAAAAAACAATTTTGCATACAATAATAATGAACCATAAAATAAACCATAACTTGAAGAAGCCATACCGGAAAAAGAATTCATATAGTAACCGTGTAATATCCATAATATAGATCTTGTAAAACCAATAAATAAAGCAGCCAAAGAAAAAGATCTAGCATCTCTAGTTTTAAATGTTTTGTATATTTGTGGGAAAGATGAAACGACCCCTAATAAGGCAGCTAAAGAACCGAAACATTCATGTTTAGTATAATTATTTTTGTCAATAAACATATATTAAATAATAATATTATTTATTATTATATGGCATCAACAAGAAATAATAATATGAGATCAGATTATAAATTACAACAACATCAATTTGAAAAAACTAGAAACTATATGATAAGTCCATTAAATGATACTATAATAAAAGTACAATATCCTATATTTGGAATTAATTATCAAAGTGCACCAGCTATGCAATTATCAAATAATAGTGTAGATTTAGAATCTGAACTTTATGGAATTGGTTCAACAAATTTAATTAAACCAAAAGAAAAAGTAGAAATAGATCCGAATACTTTAAATAATGTTGTTTTTATGGAAAGACTTCAACCTATGGAGACACATTTCATAAATTTAGAAAATCAAAGACCTATGTTTAAATAATTAGTATAATTTTAATTTAAATAATAATTATTTAATCTAATTAATGGAAGATACCAAAACATCACCAAGACCACCTCAAAATGATAGTGAAAAACCAAAATTAGTTGATGTAAAAGTAGATGATGAAAATACCGCATTAAACTTATTAGTAGGTTTTTGTAATTTAGCGCAACAGAGGGGGGTATTTAATATACAAGAAAGTGCTAAAATATGGGAGTGTATTCAGAAATTCCAGAAAGAATAAATAATTATATATTTTAATATTAAATATTAATATTAATATATATAAATGTCATTTACTAGGTTTCATGATGATCCGTGTAGAATGTTGAAACAATTACAAGAATCTACAGATATAGGTTCTTATCATTTAAATGTTCCAGGTAATGGTGTAAAACCATACTATTTTGATAACAACTTTGTTAGACTAGGGAAATGGGGTGGTAATCTTTCTAATAATCCTGTTAGTTTAGAGAGTGATTTAAGGGGACTAACAAGAAAACTAACAAGAGATCATGTTGAAAAAAATTCATATGAAAAAAATAAAATTTATAACGAAGTTATGAGTTATCCAACTAATAAGGATCAAACAGATCAATCTAGAGCAACACATCCAGCATGGACCTTTAGAGATAAACAACAAATGAGGTATGATATTTTATTTTTAAACCCTCAAGAAAATGTATGCATACCATTTCAAAATAATTTAAATACAAAACTATTAGAAAAAGATTATTTTACTAGTTAAAATTTAGAAAATATATAATAATAATATTATTATATATATGGCTCTTGTAGTACCGGCGATAGCAGGTTTTGGAATATTTTTAATTCATAAAAATAAAAATAAAAACAAAAACATTATAGATAGAACCCATTGTGATGGATTTATAAATAAACATAATTTACTTAATCAAAGTACTCCAGTTGAAGATAATGTAGATGTACATAATATAAACGAATATAAAGATGCTAATAATTCATTTACAGATAAATATTATTCTAAGAAAAATAATGAAGAAATGAATTATAAATTTAATAGCATAAATGGCGAACAGATTAATAGACAAGAGTTTAACCACAATAATATGGTTCCGTATTTCGGTAAATCAAAACTAAATGGTAATAATTTTATGGAAAATGCACCCACAGACTCAATATTAGATAGTAGACAAGGAAATAATTCATTTTCTAGAGAAAAAGAAGAATCAGCACCTTTATTTAAACCAGAAGAAAATATACAATGGGCACATGGATCACCTAATGAAACAGAATTCATTAGATCTAGACAAAATGTTAGCATGATTGCCAACAATGTTAATCCATTTAAAGAGAATAGTGAAACTGGGAATTTAGGTTACAACTCTGGTGCAGAATTAAGAAATATATGGCAGCCCAAGTCAGTAGATGATTTAAGAATAGCATCTAATCCTAAACTAACATATGATTTAGGAGGCAGAGAAGGTCCGGCACATAGTAAAGTTCAAGAGAGAGGAATACATGGAAAATTAGAAAAACATTTACCTGACAGATATTATGAAAACTATCCTAATAGATATTTAACCACAACAGGATTACAAAAAGCGCCAACTGTAAGATCTATTTATAATAATAAAGATGTAAATAGGGCGGTAAGTGTAGAATATACTGGAGCCCCTAATTTAGCGGTTGATAATTGCAAAGCACAATCCAATTATAGATTAGCTAATAAGGCTTTTAAGCAACTAGATTCTGAAAACATGGGTATGCCTCAGTATTCAGGTGGTGGAGCATATACAGTAAATCAAAATAATATGAATTTACCTAATAATAATAGGACAAATACTGGAGCAAATGATCGAAATGGAATAGTAACTAATGTTGTAAGTAGTGTTGCTGCGCCTATAATGGATATATTAAGGCCTACACGTAAAGAAGATTTAGTTAATTCAGTAAGAGTTAATGGACAAGCTGGTCCAGGTACATCTGTATCAGCCGGAACTATGTTTGATCCAAATAACAAGGTTAAAACTACCACAAAAGAAACTACTAATTATAGTCCATTTGACTATGGAATGCCAAGTGTGGATAATAACCATACAGGTGGATATGGTAATGCTAATTATCAGATAGCAAGTAATCAAAGAGACACTACGAATGTAAATTATGTTGGTGGTGCAAATAATAATACACAATTACCTAGTTATGAATCAAACTATAATCAATCACATAATACCAATAGATCTAACCAGATGACTATGAATCATGGTAATACAAATATGTTTAACAATTCGATTAATCAATCAACTAATAGTAATAAGTCATCACTGAATACTCAATATACGCCGAATATAAATGGTAATTTAAATAGTTCGGTACCATCTGCAGAAACTTTTGGAAAACTTCATGTTCCACCATATGAAAACAAACCAAATAACCAATTAGATGGTAATTTATTGAATGCGTTTAAAAATAATCCTTACACACATAGCTTATCAACTGTAGTACAATATTAAAAATTACTATTTAAAATTAGTTAAATAAATATTAGATATGCATATTCATGAAAATATTTATAATAAATTAAATAGTTTTTTAGAAAATAATAGTATACCTAATATTTTATTTAATGGACCATCTGGTTGTGGTAAAAAGTGTATTGTAAATAATTTTATTAATGATATTTATAATAATAACAAAGAAGAGATAGAAATATATGTTTTAAAAGTTAATTGTGCAAAAGATGGTGGTATTAAATTTATAAGAGAAGATATTAAATATTTTTGTAAAACTAATATTAAGAACACCTTTAAAACTATAGTATTATATAATGCAGATGAATTAACTATAGATGCTCAATCTGCATTAAGAAGATGTATTGAAATATTTAATTTTAATACTAGATTTATTATTGTTACTAATAATAAAGATAAAATATTAAAACCAATTCTTTCAAGATTTTGTGAGATAAATATACCTTATCCAATAATAAAAAATAAACAAGTAAATTTACATATATATAAAATTAATAAAAAAGCTTATAACAGAGATAAAGAAAATTGGTTAGAAAAATATTTAAATAATATTGAAATGGAAAATTTATGTGAATCAGTCGAAATATTATACAATAAAGGATATTGTGCTATAGACATTGTGGATTTAATAAAACAAAATAACAAAAATTTAAATATAAATGATTTATTATTAAATTTTACAAAAATTAAAAGAGAATTTAGAAATGAGAAATTATTGATGTATTTAATTATTTTTTTTAGCTATTTCCGTTCAAATTACAATTTAGAAAATATAGTCTTTATTTAATGGATGATTATAATATTACATCATTAAATAATTCACAACAGGAATGGGCAATCAAATTATTAAACATTATAACACCTTATATTACAGAAGGTATATATTCAATATTTGATGAAGCTTACAAACTGTGTCTTGAAAATAGAGAAAAAGAGAAATATTTGATGACATTTCAGAACCTTTTAAGTAGAATCCCAAAATGGAATAATTCAATAATTGAAGCTGAAACAAAAAGAATAGTAGAAAAAAGTAAGTGTACATATTTAGAAGACTTGATATCTTGTGTTCATATATCACATTTAAAAATATTAACTTCAATGAGAGTTAGTAAAACGCAAAAAAAAATAAATATTAACGTTCCAGAATTGAAGGATTTTATACATAAAGTATATATTAATTGTGGTAGAAAACTATATACTGTTGTGTACCTTTTTGAAAGAAATGTAGAACCTTTGATTCTACAAAAAAATAAAAAAGAAATAGAAGATCATGTCAATAATTCTATATTAAATGCTATAAGAGAAAGTATTCCAGTGGAAGAAATATTAAAAGCATACATGGATGAATCTACTGACTTAATTGCAAATGTTAATAAAGAAGTTATAGTTGAAGAACAAAAAGATCCAACAGATAATACCATGAGCAAAAAACTAGTTGTTAAAGAATCTGAAATTAGTGAAGAAAGCAAAAATGATGACGATAGTGTAGTTATAAAATCTGTTTCCCCTGTTTCCGAATCTATAGCTCCAGTAATAGAAACAAATGTCGTTCCTGTTGTTTCTTCGATTCCAGAAAAAGATGCTCTTGCTATCGAACCTCATGTTCCTGCATCTGATGCAGTAGTTGTTACTGATGAAAGTATACAAAATACCGATAATAACTTAAAATTATCTTTTTCGGAAGTAGATAAATCTATTTCTGTTGATAAAATAGAACAAGATGTCAATGCACCTAAAGATCTAGAAACATTAGAAAAAATAAGCGAAATTAATAATAAAAAACGCAAAGAAGAAGAAGAAGATGATTATGAAGAAGAAAAACTAGTTATTAGTAATGAAACAATTAAATTAGATACATTAGATATAAATGAGATACCTGTAAAATTAAATGATAAAAATCCTCTTTTATCTGATATAGAAATTTTAACATAATATGCGTTAATTATTAATTATTATAATTTAATTATAATTTAAATGGAAGTAATTGCATTATCTTCTGTTGTAATTTCCGTAATATTTTTGGCAATCAATTTCATAGAAAGTAAATATATTAAAAAACAACCATTATCTAAAGATGTAATAAAAGAAACAATAATGGTAACATTAAGTAGTTTTGTAAGTTTATTTTTACTCAATAAATTTAATATATTTAAAGGCAAAAAAAAAGGTGATCAGGCTCAAGTATTTGTAGATAAACCCGAATTTTAATTTATATTAAATTATATTAAATATAATTTAATATAATTCAACTATGAGTTTAAGCTATGAAGGTATTAAAACTACACTCATTACGGGTTTTAAATTAAATATATTTTGGACGGCTATGCATTGGTGTTCTGTACAATTATATCAAAAATTCTGTATTCCAACTACCCTTTCTGGATATCTATTTACACCTATAATGACACAAGCACCACATTGTAAGTTGCTTATATGGTGTCATACAACATCGGTAGATGCTTTCAATTCTCTTAAAAGTGTTTTTGTTAGTTTTATGGTAGCGGTGATACACACATACTTTTCTGTTGATGATAAGATAAAAATAAAATAAATTGATATTAATTAAATATAAGATAATATCAATTATATAGATGTCGTTGGTATTGGAACCGGAATTGTATCAGGTAGCAGTAGATGAAAACGGTACTTATATAAATATAATGCCATCATTGGATAGTATAAAAAATGGTATAAGATGTCCTTGCGGTAGCAGAAAAAATCAAGTTTATAAAACTCCTGCTAGCTTAACTAAACATTTTGATTGTGAAAAACATAAGTCATGGTTAAAAAATCTAAATCAAGAAAAAATAAATCATTACAATGATCTAATTAAAACTCGAGAAATAGTACAACAACAACAACAAATGATAAGAGAATTAAAACTTGAATTACAAGAAAAAGACAGAATAATAATTAATCTTAATAGAGATATAAACAGATTACAAAAACCTACAGAAGTTATTGTAGGTAATTTACTCGACTTGTAATTAAATCATGCATGGAATAGCATCAATATCAACAATTTTGGTTTTATTTTTAATACTCTTTTTAGATACAACATATTTTTTAAATATATCGTCTTCAAGTTGTGACTTGGGCGTTAAATTGTGAACAGATCTTGCTATCATTTTATACAATTTGAATTCAGGATATCGTTCTTCGCCATTGTTTTTGTATAATATGTTTCTATTTTTATCATCTTTGCACCACTTTTCTATAATAATCTTAACAGGATTATATATTTCATCATCTTGTTCATCATCTAACAAATTATCATATAAAGAACATGCTAATCTACATAAGTCAAAACTATAATTAGGTTCTAATCTAGGTTTTTTATCATTAAAATAAGGTTCAAAATTGTACTGAGTAGCAGCATCACCATTTTGAGAAAAACTATCACTACAATGTAACTTTCCATTATATTTATAGATAGCTCTCCCGAAATCTATTATCTTAAATATTTTTCCAAAAGTAGGTACTTTATAATAAATACCCTGATAATGATAATAAATATGTTGTTTATCTGTATCTATAAACATGATATTATTTGTATGTAAATCATTATGTGTGAAATTAAAAACTTTTTGGTATGTTACAAGTGTCATTATAATTTGCATAAATGCTGATATAATTTCTGCATAACTTATATCCTCTTCTATTAATTCATCTAATGTCGTTTTGCATGCCTCTAATGCTATTACATTAACTGGAAATTCATTTATATTTACGTTATAATATTCGTCATCTTCATCGTCATCCTCATCATCTTCATCGTCATCTTCATCATTATCATCATCTTCATCTTCGTCTTCATTATCTGTTATAGATGACCTGGACGAACAACTTGATTGTGTAGATTTACTTTGACTACCTTTAGAATTTTTATTAACTTCAACTAAAGATATATCAGTGGTAGTTGTGCTATTTACTATATCAGGATTATCTTCAAGACCACATATATTCATTAAGGAAGAAAGATTAAGATTTTCTTCATCTTTAATGTCAATTTTAATTTTCTTTTTAATAGAGTCATTGTTTATTAATTCTTTTAATTGATCAGTAAGTGTAAATAAATAATCTTTATTTTTATTAAAAAAAGAAGAATTAACCATATAATCTATGTCATCTTCACAATTAAAAATATAATTGTTTTTAATAGCTAAAAAACCACCATGATAATCTAATCCATGTATAAATCCATATTCATGTAGAAGCCTACTTGTTAAATAAGAAAAAAAGTTGTCTACATATGCGGAATTATTTACATCTAACATTTTTTTATTACATTCTTTATTATTATTTGGTAAACTTGTTATATCTATATTTTCATATTTTCCAATTAAATATTTAAGGGGGTCTAGTAGTGGTGCAAACTTAAAAAATATATTTACTTTTTTTTTATTACCCTTAATATCTTCTACAAAACATTCATATACTTTATCTGTAACTTTTTTTGTTATACTTACTATCTCCCATTTATTATTTAAATTAATATTGTTACGATTACTATCATTTAATGTAAAAAAAACATCATATATTGGTGTATAATTTTGTATATCATTTAAATATAGCTCTTTTTCTAAATAAGTGAAAGCGACGTTCTTATTTTTCCTATAAAATACTGGTTCCATATTTAAACAAGTATAAAATTATCTAAATATTTTAACTTATATATATGCGTTTTTAAAATCTTTTTTTTCTCTAATATTTAGAGTATGACTTTAGAACTTAAAAAATTTGATATGAAAACAATAAGTTTCAAACCTAATGAAAACAAAGGCCCTGTTATAGTTTTGATTGGACGTCGTGATACTGGTAAAAGTTTTTTAGTTAGAGATTTATTGTTTCATCATCAAGATATACCAATAGGAACTGTTATATCAGGAACAGAAGCAGGTAACCAGTTTTATGGTAGCCATATACCAAAACTATTTATTCATGAAGAGTATAATACTGCTATTATTGAAAATATATTAAAAAGACAAAAAACTGTTATGAAACAAATAAATAAAGATCAAAGTGCATATGGACGTTCAAATATAGATCCTAGGGCTTTTGTAATATTAGATGATTGTTTATATGATGCTGGGTGGACCAAAGATAAACTAATGAGATTACTTTTTATGAATGGAAGACATTGGAAAATAATGTTAGTTATAACTATGCAATATCCATTAGGTATTCCACCTAACTTACGTACTAATATTGATTTTGTTTTTATACTTAGAGAACCTTATATATCCAACCGTAAAAGAATATATGATAATTATGCTGGAATGTTTCCAACATTTGAATCTTTTTGTCAAGTTATGGATCAATGTACTGAAAATTATGAATGCTTAGTAATTAATAATAATGCAAAAACCAATAACTTAACAGAGCAAATATTTTGGTATAAAGCTGAAAGTAGAAAAGATTTTAAATTAGGTTCAAGAGAATTTTGGGAAATGTCAAAAGAACTTAACTCTGATGATGAAGAAGAACAATATGATCCAAATAACAATAGAAGAAAAAATGCTGGACCAAAAATTAATGTTAGAAAAACTAGATGGTAAGTATTATATTAAATATTATTTTATAGTTTTATAAAATAATATTTAATGAACGATTGGTTCAATATAACAGACGTTAGTGATAATATAATTATAACTTTTAATCACACAACTACTGATAGAGATTTTGACTATTATTTAGACTATTATAGAAATATATATAATTCAAATAAAAATGTTAGAGTAGTTTTTGATTGTAGAAACATTATTTACATATCCATCAAAAATATTTATAAAAAAATAGTTTTGATGAAAATAATGCAACCTATACATCAAAGATATTTAGATAAATTTTACATTATTGTATCAAGTGAGTATATGAAGTCAATTATTAATTTTGCATTTTCTGTTGTAAAACCTGTGAGTGAATATGAAATTTTAGACTCTCTTCCGTCTGGTTTTACCTGATGTTTTTCTCTTATTTCTAGTATTTCTTTTTTTCCCGCCGCCGCCCGTCGCTGCGTCTGCGCCCGACGCCTTCGCCGCGTCCTTCGCGCCCGTCGCTGCGTCTGCGCCCGACGCCTTCGCCGCGTCCTTCGCGCCCGTCGCTGCGTCTGCGCCCGACGCCTTCGCCGCGTCCTTCGCGCCCGTCGCTGCGTCTGCGCCCGACGCCTTC